CTCCTGCATAAGCTCCAAGACTTTTTTCCCCACCTGCAACAGCCCCACCTTTTTTGTAAAGGTTTGAATACGCTCCAGCCATTTCTCCAATGTAATCAGAAAAATTCTTTTTGCCTTTTTCCTTGATTTGTTGTTTTTCTGTTACATCTTTAGTTAGTGCCTGTTCTTTGGCTAATCCTGCTTGTTTAGCTTCTAATTCTGCTGCTTTTGTTTTATATTCAAGTTCAGCGGTGCTTCCTGGCAATCTTGTAACACTAACTTGTCCACCTTCTGCTGTATAAACATCGCCTTTAGGAACTTCTCCAGTAGGAATTACTGGTTGTTCTTTAGGTGGTAATACGCCTGGACTTCCATCTACTGAAACACCTGGCGTAAATTCAACAGCTTCACCTATTGGTAATCCAGTTGGAGCAACATTATCTGGAAACATTCCACCTTGTCCTTTTGGCAATGCGTTTTGGATACCAGCACCAGCACCTGGAATACGGATATTACCACCTCCTGATGGAACTTGCTGAATTTTACCATCTGGGCCGACTGTAACATTGCCAAACATAGGAAGTTCATTAGCGGTAGCACTTTCGACTTCATACATACCATTTCCAAGCGGAACGTATTTAACTTTTGCTCCACTTTGAATTTGTTGCTGAAGCTGGTCAGCGGTCATTATGTTTCTTGCCTTACCTTGTATTGATGCTTGAAGTTTAGCTGCTTCAAGTGCTAATTGATCTTGTTGAATTTTAAGTGCTGCTTCTGCTCTGTTTTCCTGGTTGCCAAGAAGTGACATTTGCATTGCTTCCTTAACTCCTGATAAAGCAAGCAGTTTTTCATTTGTTGAAAGATCAGGATTTGAAAGATTTGCAATAACTTCATCAGCCATTTCACCTAATGCTGGAACAGCTTTTTTCATAGCCGTAGCCATTTTTATTCCGCCAGCAACTTCCTTTTCGTTTTCATTACGTTTCTTAATAGTCTCGCCAATCTGCGCTCCAGTATTAGCCAGTCCTTGCCCGATTGCTTGGCCTGCACGTTCAACACCACTAAAATCCGCCATCATTAGGCGAGGATCAATAGTTTCCCCTAATCTTTTTCCTGCTCCGTATGCCATATTATTTAATTCTTTTATTAGCCTGGTATTGCATTACCAATTCCTTGGAATAATCCACTCCATACTTGTCCAGTTGCACTTGCTTGTGCGGCACGAGCATTTGTAATGTTTGCTCTGTTGGCCATTCCAAGGTTAGCACCCGTATCTGGGTTAATCATTTGTGGAACTGCACTTCCGATTGCACCGAGTCCAAGTTGAAGTTGATTTTGTCCAGCTTGATAAGACAGTGGCGCATTACCAAGTGCTTGCAAACCTGGTGCGGTGTAGAAGTTCTGAGCCATGTTAAACGCCCCAGTTTGTGCTTGGTTGGCCTCTTGACGTTTGCGAGCTATTAGGTCTGCTCGACCAAGAACTTCAGATCCAACAGATGCTCTGCTATTAAGCATACCACGCGAAGCAAATGCCTCACGGGAAGCCTGATCGCTCATACGCATTTCTTCTGGTGTAAGTTGCCGTGCAGCCTGAGTAGCTCTAGCTGCTTCCATTTGTGCAGCCTCTACTTGTGCCTGAGCTTCTGGTGACAATGCTTGTGCAAACTGCCTAAATGCTGGTGCTTGTCCAGTCATCGAGGCAAGTTCAGCAGCTCTAGCTTCAGCTAGTCCAGTTCCAGCTTGTTGTTGTGCTGTTCTTCCAAGTGCATATAGGCCTTGTTGTCCATCTGTTCCTTGAAGAAATCTTCCTACGTCACCAAGGTTTAACCCAAGAAATTCAGGGCGGTATTGGTTTTCTAATTGGAGAACACTTGGCAAGGCTTGTTCATAGCCTTTGACATATTTTTGAATATCTCCACCAATATCCATTTTAGGGGCTTTTACCTCAGTCCCCATTAACTTACTTCCGAATGATCCCATGATTATATTTTGTTAAAGAATTTTTTAAAATTGGTTATCCTTATGCGTTTGTCGCCTTTAAACTCTCGTTCATAGGCAATCCAAGGAACAAGCTCAACGATTTGTAGCCCTGCTTGCCGCATATCTCCGACGCATAAGGTAATGAATATACAGTCAGATTCTTCAAGTGCTTTAGGCTGCATAGGTTTATTGCGGTCACAAAAGTAACCAAACATGAAACAATCTGGCAAAGATACAACAACACCGTAAGCAAGATGCCATTTAAGCAATTCTGCAAAGTCAGCGTTGTTTTCACTATATATTTGTAAGGCATGATTGATTGCTTTCATTACCGAATGAAAGAAATACAAACTTCGCTAAAGTCCCTTAAAGAACCTGAACGTGTTTGGGTTTCAATTTGAAATTGGGTAGTAGATTTTGTTCCACCGTTCTGACGATATACAAGAGGCTCGTTAGTTGAATCGGCCATCGCAGCAGTAAAGTATGAATAATTTGCGTCTGGCAATGCAGTTGTAATCAATACAGTATATTTACCAGTAGATGTTTTTGTGACAGATGTTACATTTCCAGAGGAAATAAGATAACGTGTAGTATTTGTAGTATCAGCAGTCCCAGCAGCGTTGCGGTTTGCATCAAATACTACCCATGCACGAACTCCATAGATAGGTGCTGTTCCAGTTTGTGCGCCACTAAGTTTAGGTGCGGTAACAGCAGCATCATTGATCTTAATTGTCTCTACTGCACCATCAGCAAGTTCTGCTGTGTCGATAGCACTATCTGCTACCAATGCGTTTGTAATTGAATTATCAATAATCTGTGCAGTTCCGACCGAATCATCTGCCAGTTTTTCTTGCGTAATAGCATCATCAAGAATTTTACCAGTTGTAACCGCATCAGTTGCAAGTTTTGAACTAGTAATACCAAGATCTTTAACTTGAAGCCTACCACTCCCATTAACTTCCAAAGAAGCATTGTCAGTAGTTCCAGATGATCCAGCTACAAACGTAGCAGCATCAACTAAATTATTCAACTTAGTGCTAGTTATCGAATCGGCATTGGCAAAAGTTTGCCCTTTTGAAAGAATGGCCATGGATTATATCTGTGTAATAGTTTGCCTGTTGGTATTTGTTGCTTCGACAGCAATAGAAATTACTTTAGGTCTACCAACCGCAGCAGATCCTACAATTTTTGATCGCATTGTCAATAGACCATAAACTCCACGTGGGTTTCCAAGTCTAAAACTAAAGTCTGCCATCTCTTCGGCTGGGAGTTGTCCTGGCAATCCTATTGTTGGATCTAGCAAAGTATAAATATCAGTAATGTAAGCACTAGAATCTGGATTTTCTGTTACAAATCTAAAGTTTAAATCACTTGCATTGTCTATTCCAGACTGCATTTGAACAGTAGCCTTTGTAAATTTCTTTCTGCCGTAGTCTCCAAAGGTGTAACCCCTTGTTCTTAGGATATAATCAATGCCAACTTCTTTTTGCGAACCAGTTACGCTTATCGAATATATATCTTGTGGGATTTCCAAAGAATCATCAAGGTGTATTCCTCCGTTTGTGTTCACAATGTAAAGATCATTGCGTTCTTCAGCTTGTCCTTTTAAGAAGTTTTCAATAAAAAAGTCATCATCTCCATATAGATCAATGCTTTCCCATGCTTTGTTGAGCATATTGTAGACAAGAACTGCATTGTTTCCTTGTGCATCATCAGCACCAACCTCGCTATCTAGTGGAACGGCCAAGCGGTAACGGTTATCAAAGTAGATACCAACAGATTCACCAGCAAGACGTTTGTTTATGCGGTCAATATAAGACTGAATTGGCTTACTCAAAGGCTCTTCAACCCCACGCAAGTTGTATTCGTCAATGAATGACAACCCATAAATACCGTTGTCACTAAGAAAGAATATCTGATTCCCTTGGCTAACGATTGATTTTCTGGCTAAACAGCCTATTTCACGAGTGAGTTCCCTTAGGGTAGTATCAGATAAAGTTCCTTGCGTTCCAGCAATCATGTGGATGCTGTTCCTGTTAAAGACAAGCATATTGTCGTTATAGAACGGGTGCATACCTACAATGTAATCTGCAATACCAGCGGTGATTCTGAACTGCGATAGAACCGAATCAAAGGTATTAGCATCCAAAATATCACTAGCACAGATTTCGTCCCTTACTTTTCTGTCAGTATAGGTTGGTGAAGTGCTTGTTCCTTCAGGCTCATAGAAATATGGTGACCATAAACGGCGTTGGAAATACACAGCCCACGGCGTTCCTGGCATATGGGTGAATCCAAGCCCAAGACTAAATCTGCTTCCAAATTCAATGTAATCAGAACCAGCTCCGCTACCATAAGCAATATCTGGCAATGGTGCGTTAAAGTAAATATCAGTTGAAGTAGCACTTGTTACAATAAATTTGCTACCAACAATAGGCAAAAGCAAATCAACATCAGTCCCGCGAATTGTAACCGTGTCTCCAGCCCTTATGCTAGTGTTTCCAACCACTGTAAAACGTGCAACTCCACTAGTTACACCGTATTTATTTCCAGAAATGTTAAAGTATTGTGGTGCTGCATATGCACCAGCAGGAACTACGGTGAATCCATCTGCTATCATCGTTCCAGTTCCAGCGGTATAAGTCTCATCTCCGCTACCAGTAGCAATTACATACTGGAATGTATCAGCATCAATCACGGTTGACACCGTATGAGTTCCATTTGGATCTGCTGTAACGGGTGTTGCTGAGAATCCAACGTCTGAAACAGTAATTCCATCACCAGCAGTCAAACCGTGATCCCTCAATACGAGCTGCACAATTCCAGTAGCACTGGTATATGTTCCAGATTCAACAGGACGACCATTAGGAATGTATTCCCACGCCCTAGCACCGTCTCTGAACAAGTAAATCCTGTCAAACGCCTGGAGCATTTCGATTACTTCAGTCACAACTCCAGTAGTAGGATACGGGATGCTTGTTACCGAGTAGCCATTAAGCTCGATCTTCTTGGCCTCGTTATTCGTAGCAAGAATAATGCTTTCTTCAAGGTTTGTCGTAGGATCGCTCCACACACAAGAACCATAAATACCTGATACGGCATCGTCATCTAGGATAGAAGCCAGTTTCCCATACGTTCCGTTGATCGTAAGCGTTGGATTATCTGCCCCAGCATTAACAAAGCTAAGGCTATCAGCGTCAACGTAGCTCATTAAGTAAGAACCAGCGGTAATTCCCGTAATTGGCTCTGTCGCTACGCTTGGAGTTCCCAAGGTAATGTATGCTGGCAGGCTTCCCGCACTAATTCCATGTGCCGTGCTAAGGTTTATCGTAACAACCCCGCTTGTTCTCGACCCAGAACTAATAGTCAAAGGCGAATTAAGAACAATAAACGGCAAACCTAATGGATTAGCACTGTTTGTCAGCGCACCAGACTTCAATTCAATGCCTCGTCTTGGCTGCCAGAAACCATTGATCCTACCGTTTTGGCTAAGATAGACCTCACCCGCTTTTAATTGATTGGGATTAACCCTGCGGTTCATACCAATGAACCCAGTATCGCCATCAATCAGCGTTTGGTCGTCAAGCCCACCAAATGAACGGTAAGATGCCACGGTTTATTGGTCGTAAGCAATGCAAGTTCCGCTGGAAACAGTAACGGCTGTAAAGTTACCACCGATACCAGTGCCTGCAAGATGGGTAATTGTTTGAAGGTCTGCAATATTGGTAAGATTACCCTGAAGCGTGGACAAGACCGTATCCTCGATGAATTGAATCCACCGATAATTTTTACCAGTCTGTGCGCCTTCGCCAGAATTTAATACATGCCCGCCATTTCCACCTTGTAAAAGGAACGCTGTGCTACTCATAAGTTTTTTAATATGCAAATAGCATCATTGCTAGTCGCTGTAAAATCTTTAGCGAATCAATTAGCTTTTGTCAACCCCTGATCTTATGGGTTAATCTTGGAATACATTGAATATCACAAGCATTACACCAATTAAAACTGGTATCGCTATAAGCATTTCCATTGTTTCATTGTTCATTGTGGCTATTTGTTCTTTGTGGTTAATAATAAAGACTGATTCTATCGGTCATAATGTATGGTTTATCGGTCATGCCATAGGTTTTATGCGTAGCGTATCGGACATTGTTTTGACGTGTTTAGTTTGTGTTGCGTAGATCGAGTATGGCTTTACCTGTCGCGCTTAATCCAATCAGTTTTAAAATCAACCGCAAGCAAATTATGCAGCCGTTAACCAACATTACAAAATGTTGCCGCTAACCTACTTACTCAGCACATCCCCTGTAATTAGGCAGCTCTTCACTACCCCAATCACAATCCAAATCCATACACACATACTTACCCAATCTACTACGCCAGATCGCCTTCCTCCCACACTCAACACACGCAACCATCTCATGCGTAGGACACACCTCCATGCGATACCCCGCATTATCACCGCAAAACTTGCACTTTATACAACTATCTTGCATATCAGTTACTTTAAATTAGCAGTTTCAGCCATGCAAAACAATCCACATGAAACCTTAACCTCATCATCTCCAGTCGGTTCTCCCTCTGGTATCTGGTCTAAAAATATCGGCGTTTTTTTACCTTTAACTGAAATCCTATTGATTTCAAAATTTAATTTTCGTTCAAGTTCTGCCATCCTGTTAAACTCAATAGGGTAATACTTTCTTATGCGCTTCCAGTAATTTACCGAGTCCCTAGCCTTAACACACGCAATACAGTTATTATTTCGGAATCCCTGACGATACATCAATGGTAATTCAATACCTACTCCCTCAAGTATTCCAAAACAATCTTCTTTTGTAAGGTGATGTTCAATCAATGGACATTCAATAATCCGTTCCTTATTATGGTTTTGCCATTTCTTAACCCTGTGCCTTTCATTTGCTGTATAACCATATATCTCAATATCTCCAATCTTCAAGATCGAATCACCTGGAATCATCTTCATTTCGCCAGTACATGGCGCACCAGCTTTATTAACGAGATACTTGCGCTTCTCCCACACCTCCCACGTATCTTTAAACCTTTCCGATTTAAGGATATTAACCTTCTTGCCAAACCAATTCTCACAGTCAGCAATAAATCTTACGTTATCATCGTTTTCGCTACCAGTATCATTATAGTATATTTCAACTGAATCACCATATTTTTCAATGGAAAGTTTGGTAGCAACTGCCGAGGCCGCTCCACATGAAAATCTAGCTATTACTCTTCCTGTTTGTTTTAGTTCCATAATGTCTTTTCAACACCGTTTTACACCACAACACAAACAATACAAGAATTATTTTAAATTTACCCAATCTCAATCTCCATATCACCATCCTTACTCCCATCCCAAACCTCCAACTTAGCACACTCCAATACCCCTATAATCCCCGCCACCGTCAAATCAAACTCAACCGAATAACGATCAATCAATTTACCCAAATCCTCCGCAAACGCCTGAATCTGATCTTGCTCTGTCATAACTCTTATTATCAGACCAACCTCAAACTAGCAAGCCCCTTTGTAGCATTTTTTATGGGGCAGGTAATACTTCAGCCCAATTAGGACATTTTTTATCGGGCTAGTTGATGGATATAAATCTCTGGCCTAGTCGCTGCCTCACCCCCTCCCCCCACCTGTCTAGGAGAACACTAGTCAATCGAACATAATTCAAACAAGCGTTGCAATCAATCGAGCGTTTAACTTGCCAGATTGCCAACTCAAACCGTGACAAATCGTAACACTTTGTTTAAAACGTTCGTTGGATTTGGCATTATGCATGTTGTAACAAGTTGAGACTTACAATGTAAAGCGTAAGGCAATCCGTTAGTCAACCTGGACACGCCTAGTAAATCGAGACTTGCTTTCCAGATATTCAAGGTCGGACAAGCTGGCCAGTGTCACAAGCTAAGGACAAGTCAACCCTGCAAACGAGCTTCACACGTTGGCGTTTTTTCCTTGAGAGAACAACCCATTAAACGAGTGTTTTAATTGCCTATTGTATCAAACGCTTGTTTTAAGATTACGCATGTGTCTTGCGTTGCTGTACGTACTAAGGTGCGTTGCGTTGTCGCTTGCGTTGCGTTGTGGTGGGTTTGAACGTGCTTAGGTTATCGTGCTTTGATTGTTTGGCTTAGCGTTGTTTAGCGTTGGCTTGTTTGTTCGTGCTTATGTCTCGTATTGATTAAGGTTAAAGATAAACTCGCTTGGGTAGATGGAACGTTTGGCGTTGTGGGTGCTATTAAAAGAAAGTAACGCCTGCGCCTGTCTGGTTTGAATTGGAATGAATCAATTAATGCTTGGCTATTAAGCAACGCACCCGCGAAGCTTATGTGGTGAATTGGAAATGTTGTCAATACTAGACTTTGTATCGCTTATTTTGCAAGGGTTTGCTGGCTTTCTCTAACATTCTAGTATTTCAGAAAAATGCAATTTTGTGGAAGTGTTGAAATTCTCTCAAATCACCTGGGAAAATTCATTAAAAACGCTCAAAATGGATGAAATGACGCTCTGGCAAGTGAAGAAAAACCTTTATAGAATAAGGCCTAGAAAGGAAAATGAAAAAAGATGAGAATTTTATTGCGTATTGGTTTTCTTCTGTCATTCTCTCCATATCGCCAACGCGACAAACCACAAACCAACAAACGAAAGACACAAACCAATGAAAAAGACACTTGCAACTTACGATATCGCAAACGAATTGCTTCAAGATCAATACGCTAATTGGTCACGCAATGGCGCGTTCGCCTTGGCTGAATATTTGGAGGAATACGAGGACAGCACGGGAGAAGAGCTTGAGCTTGACGTTGTCGCAATCCGTTGTGATTTCTCCGAGCATGAGAGCCTAATTGATTGGGCAACGGGATATTTCAGCCAATGGCGCGCCGATTTGAACATCGATGAAGATTTTGAAGAAGATTCAAACCTTGAAGAAATTGAAGAAATCATCCGCGAATACATTCAAGACAACGGCCAACTAATTGAGTTTGACGGCGGGATTATCGTCTCCAGTTTTTAACCTATCAAATCCTATGAAACATTCATTTTTTGACTATCTCATGGCCTTCCTGCTCGTCTTGCTGATCCTACTTGGAATTTACATTCAAGGTGGACATTGCGGGCTTTCAGACCTAGAACTTTACAGAATCGCCGCCGAGCCTTTCAACCTCAAACCATAAAACAAATGACAACCACGAAACTAGAAACTTGGCACTTAGGAAAACTCGCTGGCAATCCCGCAATTTACGGGAAAGACGGTGAGGAAATCGCGGAGATTCTTCACGTCTTGAATGATGAGTGGCGAGAAAACGCAAGATTGATTTGCGCCGCGCCTGATTTGCTAAACGCTTGCAAAGTCGCGCTTGCTTTGATGCAAGATCCAGATGCAGACGAGTATTTTGACGCTATCAAGCTGGAATACATGCTTGAGGATGCAATCTCGAAAGCGGAGGGCAAGGTTTAGGGTTTAAAGCCTATATTGAGATCCAAATTGAATCACCTTGCCTCTGATAAGGGGGCAGGGTTTTTCAGGCGAGAAGCGTTCACAACCTAGGAAGCCAGTTCTCTGAGGACGCAATCGACAAAATAAAACAATAAACAAAAACAATGACAACGAAAACCATAGTGTTCGGAAAAGACGAGATTGAGACGTATATTTTACTCAATGCCATAGCAAACCGTAGATTGAGAGAGGAAACCCGTGCCAAGCGGAGATTGAGAATGAAACGCCTGGTCTTGCAATATCTGGCA